TTGCGCTTTTCTACGACTTCGGATTCGTAGTTGTCCCCTTCCCAGACAAGATAGTTTTCGTTAGGGAAGAGGGCCGCCATATAGTTGGCGTGAAGGTTATCGCGGATTTGGCACAGCTTCGGGATGTGCGTCTTGTTCTTCCACGGCAGACTAGCGTTTGTCGTGCTGTCCGTGTCGATAGCAAAAAGATACTCTCGAATCTCTTTCTTTTCGTCAATCCATTCCCCTCGGAAATTTTCCCAAGAGGTGTACAGGTCGGAGATTCGAACAGCAATGCCGTCCTTGTCTACAACATCAAGAATGTCAATTGTGCGTGCCACTCTACTTTCCCTTCTTCTCTATCTCTTTACGCGGCGACGCCGCCCCAACGCGGGTGATAAGACACATTCCTTCTATTACCTTCTTTATCCCTTGCCAGAATACCTACAGGCGGCACTGCAATGCTGATAGCAGCGGCTAGCGCGTCCATCATGTCGTCGTGCTGGGTGTGGCGGTTGACAAGCTCATCTTCAAGAATAGTTGTGTTCCCGCCGCGGTAGTGCCACACCTGCATGTTTTCATAACGAGGTTCAAGGATAGCGGCAATACGCTCTTCCTTTGTCCCCTCATGGGCGCTGTGCTTCAGTTCAGCAATAGACAGGTACATACCGTTCGGCTTGATATACTGCTCTTGCAACTCCTTCACAATAGCCTTTTGAGCCGCAGTGGTTTCTGCCCCCAGTTTTCGGAAGCCGTACTTCCCGTGCAGGTCTAGGATATGTCGGAAGTATTCGCTGATTTTGTCTGTCTTGAAACGGTCAATCTCAAGAACGTAGGTATTCCACTCGCGGTCTACGCCTATAACAACGATTGCGGTGAAGTCACTACGTTTATGAACAGTGTACGCAAAATCCACAGCAGCAAAGATATTAAGCTTACGGTCTTTATAGAACCAATTACCCTGGTCATATTTCAGGAACCGGGGTTCATAGTATTGAAACCTGTCCCTGTCAATGCGGGCGTTGTCAGGGTCATTGGGGTCGTTGTAGTACTGCGCCCGGAATTGGGTCTTGTCGGGGTAGGTGGCGCGCTTCTTCGCCAGTTCTGCCCTGTCAAACCCGAACCACTTACCGTCTGTGCGTTGTTGCTTAGGCCAGAGAAACTCCCCTGTGCCGTCCCCCGCATTCTCAACGGCTCGCTCAAAGACCTCGTAGACTGGTGTACTTCCGATAATATTACCATCTTCGTCGTAATCTTCCGCCTCCATCTCAATCATAGTACCGTAAAGGTCCTTGGGGTGGTAACGTGTCCCTACGACCTTTTGAATGCTGCCGGTCCCTTGAATAGAGGTAAGCAGCGAGTACTGAGATTCAACCTTACGACGACCCTCCTCGGTGTAAGCGTTCTCATACACAACAACGTCATCCAGCACCGCCACATCGCAGTGCATGCCCGTAATGCTTGTGGTAAGACCCGCAGTGAACACCGTAGGGTCTCTGATGGCTTCTTCTTTACGCTTGGGGTGGTCAACGCTGATTTCCCCGGCGCTCCACTTTTCCCTCTTGCCCTCTTCTGCGTTAATCATCTCGGGCCAGTAGCGGCGGTAGATAGGGCTAGTGAGGATTTGCTTGATGAAGTGTAGCTGCTTTTCCGCAAGGTTACTTGTAGAGCTGATATACAGAATGCGGATATCCGGTTGCCGAGTAATCATCCATGCGACCCAGAAGGCGACCATACGGCTCTTGCCGTGGTCCCGTGGGAGGAGAATAAGTTGGTGGCTGCTAGCACTGGGGCGTGTCATCCACGAGAGAAGTTCTTGATGCACGGAGCCTAGCACTTGGTACTTTGCTACCAGACGGATGAACGTCTCAAGGTCAGCTTCAGCAGCTGCCCGGATTTCCTGCATTGCGTTATTAGTCACGAGGGTCCTTTTTACGACCAGTCTTTGTTCGCTTTAAACTACGGTTGCTTGCCTTCGTCTCCATGCGGAGATTCCCCGCCCGGTTATCCCTGGGGTTGCCGTTAGCGTGACCCACATCCTTACCATCGCCCTTGCGGGCTTTCCCCCTACGAATCATCTCCCGCCTAGCGGCGTTGCGGGCCGCCCTGCGCTTCTTCTGCTCAGGCTTGGCGTTGTACTTCGCCTGAGCCCTCTGCCGGGCTGGGGTATTCTTTTGGGTATTGGGGCCAGTAGCCATTGTTAATTCGTTCCTTTCTTTCCAATACGCGCAAGGTCTTCGCTAACGGTTGTGTGTAACTCCGCAACCCGTTTGAGTTCGCCTTCGACTTCTTCCTTGGAAGGCCGCCCTCTAGGGCTTTTCTCTTTAGGCGGAAGGTATCCTTTTGTGGCAAGAAACTTTGCCGCTTGCAGCCGAATCGCAGGTGTGACCTCCTCACTGTCTCCTCGGGCGATTTCTTGAATAACGTCAAGCCCCCGAGTCTGTAGCTTGGCGTTAAGCGCTTCGTCCCAAACTTCCTTGGCCTCTCGGAACCACGAGCACTTCATCAGTGCTTGCCAGTGCTTGTAGTCTCCGTCAAGAAGTTCCATGGAAATCTTCCACCCTGTCGGGTCTTCTAGGGCAACGTATCGGTCTCCGAAGTTAACACACCCTGGGACGTTGTTTGCGTACAGGGTAAACTTCGGCTTGCCGCTTTTCTTGGAAGGTGGCATGAGAATATAACGCTCGTAGAAGAGCTGTGCGGTGTAGTACCCTCGGCTGTGGGTTCCCTCTTGATTAGGGTCCCCTTCCGTCTTTCGTTCGAAATAATGGCCGCTTGTCACGGTTGAATACCTCCAAGTTTAGTAAAGCTAGCGGTAACGTCACAGGAGCCTGTAGCCCCAAGGCTGTCGGTTACCGTGCAGCGGAACAGAACCACTAGCGGAACGAACTCTAGGAGCCCTGTGGCGCTGAAGTTTGTTTGTGCGCTTGATGTGCTGACCGCGGAGCCGGTACCCGTGCCCTCGCTGCTGACAACGCTCCATGCGTAGGTGTAGGGGCCGGTACCCCCGGTTGCGGTCACAAGGGCGCTGGGCGTTGTCAGAACGGGTGTCTGCGTACCAAAGCCGGTAAAGGAAGCTGCATTGGGCGAAACGGAGAGAGAAGAATGTACGGTACGAAGAGTCCCAGTGCTGTCTTTTACTTTAACCGACTTGATGGTACGCAGAACGCCGTTGTCCATTAATCGAATACGACTAATGGTACGAAGAGTCCCTGTGCTGTCCTTGACCTTAATACTCAAGGAGAATGTCCCCGTTGTTCATGGCCGGGGGTGCCCCCGCTGCTTGAACAAAGATACGCCCGCTTGTAAGGGCGCTGTTGTTGTGGTGGACGTAAGCCCCTTGGCCGCTTTGGGAGATAACCCCTGTGAAAGCTCCACCTGCCTTAGGAACGTAGGATGTCGTGGCTTGGGCTGCCATTGTGCCGATAGTCCCGAGGTCGGACACTTGCGACTTTGTGATGCTGATGGCGGTGTTGGCGGCCCCAGTGATTCGCCCTTGGGCGTCCACAGTCAGGACCGGGACGTTGCCTGCGGACCCGTAGCTGCCGGGGGTTACAGCGGTGTTGGCGAGAGCAATAGTCCCAAGAGTAGTAATGACACCGCCAGTGAGGCCAGTACCGGCTGTGATTTGACTGATACCCGCACCTGGCGTTCCGGGTGCAGTAGCCCAACTAACAGTAGTACCATCAGTATAAAGGAACTTAGTAGCATTAGCTGACTGGTCAGGAACAATATCATTGATATCAAGTCCACCTGTATCGAGGTCAATGAGCCGTACAGCATCTGTAGGCTCTGTAGGAGCAGGCAGGTTAAGGAGCCTGAACCCATTCATGTCAATGTTGCCTGCCATGCTTCCACCTGTTTTAGGTAGAATAGTAGCACTCCACGATTCAATTAATTCAAAATTGAGATTTAACGAAGTGACTGAAGCGTACTGGCTTGTAATAGGACTAAGCGTAAGTGTCACTTTTAATTATTCCTTTCCTTCTCTTCCCTTTTCTGTCCGTACCATACACATATTATAACATCAAAAAATATTGGTGTCAACATAAAAAAAGACTTGACAGGGTTTTTAGGTAATGGTATAATCTTTATATAGAGAGTTAAAGAAGAAAAGATTTCTTTTTCTTTTTTTCCTTTTTTTTCTTTTTCTTTAAAAAGATATATAGAGAGATAATAAACTACTATATATACTCTTATTAGCGGGTTGGGCCGGGAGTAACCATCCGAAGGATAAATCTTCCGGCAGGTATTGCTAATAAAGACTTCTTGTAGCGGGTTGGGCGACCTCCCGCTATTTCTTGTATTAAGTCCTACCCCCTTTTTCAAAACCCGTGAATTTCTCCTAGAAATTTAGGAGGGGTGATATGCAAGAAACACGCTACCCCCTGCCCCCCACATCAACCCCGAGGCCTAGGGGGAGGACATATCGACTCTGTGAATGTTAGTAGGGTATCACCTGTTGATAGCGCCTCGCATTAGCTATCCCCCTGACCTGGCATACATAGTGCACTCTGCATTTCCCGTGCCATCCCGCCTCCACCTGCCATGCCCTGGTAGCATATCAGATATGCACCTATAGCATACCAATGACATGCCAATGGGCATGGCCCTTGCATCGCGAGTGCGTTCGTCCCTGGTCCTGGTCATGCTCCTGGTCTCGCCCTGAGCGTCTATCATCGCCGCATAACGAGCTCGTTAGCGTCTATCATCGCTTGCCCCTGCCCCTGTCACATTTATTTGATGATACCCCTTGACAGCCCTAGGCGGCCCTGCCATATGCTGGGGCATGTCCAACGCATCATCCCGCCGCGCTCGACGCGCCAAGGCCAAGCAAGCCCGAAAGGCACTTGCCAGCCTAACGCCTGTTCGGCGGGAACAAGTTAACCCCGGCGCTATGCTGGCGGATGGAACAATCTCTTGCGGGATTGTGCCGACCGCTTTGCAGACACGCGGGTCGCGGCTTGGCTTGGACATGGTTGCAGTCGGCCACGCTCAAGGATTCACGCGCGGCGACGCGCCAAGCCTGAAACCGGGCAGGCTGCAATCTAAGCGGTTGCGCAATCGCGTCAGCGATAGCAATGCGCCGCGCACCAAGGGGCCAGCCTGACAAGCTGGCGCTAATACATAGCGGTCAAACCGCACGGCAGGCCTAGCTGCTGCTAATCCTGATGCCCCTAGGGTATCGGTCGAGAGGTAGCAGCAACAGCCAGCCCCCCATGTCCCCGCATGGGTGCCCCCCTTAGGCAAGGGATGACAACGCGAATAGGGCTTGTGCCCTGATAGCGTTGGTTAGTATGACTATTCACTAGTAACCTAGGTCTAGCCTGGTTGACAGGCAACTTAGGTCTAGTGGCTAGTCTTTAGCCATGACTGTAACCCCCTTACGCATAGTTAAAGCCTAGTCACTAGGGACTAGGAATAGCGTAAGGAACTTTGACATGGCTCGTAAGACTGAACTTGACAAGGCAATCGACCTTGCCATCAAGGCGACTGCGCGCGGCACGGTGCTGGCCCACAAGGCCGGTGTCATGTGTCTGGCGCACGCCGAACAGCACGGGGATTTCATGCCGCTGGCACGGCTTGTGTTCGGCTGCCCCGCCTTCATGCAATCGAAGCTTCGTGACTGGGCGCGGGCTTTCTCGCCCGTTACCTTCGAGACGGCGAACAAGATTGCCAAGAAGGACAACAGCGAAAGCGCCAAGCCCTTCAATGTCGTCGGCGCAAGCGAAGTTAACCCCTTCGAGATGAAGCGGGAAAAGAAGGATGCCACCTTCGACAGCGAAAGCTTCGCCGACAGCTTCGACAAGCTGCTGAAGCGCTTCGAGAAGAATAGCGACGATGCCGACGTGAAGCGCATCATCCGCACGCTCCGCGCCCTGGAAGCTCGCAACTTTGGCACCATTGGTGCTGAAGGCAACGCTGTTGCCAAGCCCGCCCTTCAAGAGGCGGCCTAACCGGCGACAAACCCCCTGGACATGGGGTTATAAACTGTCCACCTTTTCCCCTCCGTTATTAATACACGTCTATCATCATAACCGCAGCGGGATGACCCGCCTGGGGCGACGGCGTGTATCAACAACGGATGGTAGCCTACACGTCTATCATCGTTTTCTGAGAGTTGTGAAAGGAAACGACACATGACCCACACATTTAAGGTCGGTGACCGGGTGCGCTACAAGCTCGACAATACATGTGGCCGTGTTGTGGAGGTTCTCAAGAACGGTGGAATCCTTGTTCTGTGGGACGAAGAAGAAGAAAACAACACTTGGGGCTGTTCCTACAGTCCCACCGAAATTGTTCGATTGCTCGAACCCGCCGTGCCCGAGATGAACTCGATTCGGGTTGGGGATACGGTGCGCCGATACACGACAGAAGGGACTGTTTTGGCTATCCATGACGGATGGGCTTTTGTTGCCCACAGTGACGGCCCTTCGCTTTTCGCCGTTGCTGACCTCACCAAAATGGACAAGTAAAAGGAAACAACACATGACCAATACATATAAGGTCGGTGACCGCGTTCGCCACACAGTCGACTGTGACTATGGCCGTGTCAAAGAAATCGACAGACAATACATTTGTGTTATGTGGGACGATGGGAGAGCACTTTGGAGCTCTCCGTATTATCTCGAACTCGTTCCTGAACAACCCCTGACGGACGCACAGCTGGCGCAGGTTGTTGAGGCGGTGCTTGTCAAGCTGGACGAGAGGCAGCCCAAGCCGACCGAACCCGCTGCGCCCGAGGGCGACCCGAGCTGTATCCAAGTCGGGGATAAGGTGTTGTTATTTGGTAGCCCGGGGACCGTTGTGGCCGTTCACAAGGACGAGGCCTGCGTCTTGCGGGACGACGGACTTTGGGCTGTCCGCCTCACCCATCTCACCAAGCATTACAGCAAGTGAAAGGAGACAAGTAAGATGAACTGGGGAAATATCTTGTTTGCAATTCTGTGGTGTGCAGGATTTTTCCTGTTCGGCTACAGCCTGGCTTTCAACATCTAAAGAATAGGAGAATTGCTATGCAACTCGTCTATCATAATCGCGTGAAGATGACCCCGTGTGGGTGGGAAAAGCCGCACAACATCTTTCGCCCCTATCCTGCCCTCGAAGTGACCGAGGAGACTGACACCATTGAAGTTGAAATGGTGACTCTCTCCAAGGGCACTCGTGTTATGGCGGGTGTTCGCAAGCTCGATGGTTCTCGTGTGAAAGGACAAGAGAAATGTTCCGAAAGCTCTATGCCAAACTGACAGGCGGAAAGCCTGTGCTTCTTCAAGATTGGGAAGGCGAGATATACAAATCTATTGCCTACCCCAATCCGTTTAAATCCGGAGAAATGTATGCACATGTGTATTGGTCCTACAAGGTTGGTCACGTCTGCCTTAAACCGGATGGCACAACCTATGGGAATACCTGCTATATGTGTGAATGGAGATTCGGATGAACGAGTGGAAAGAACATACGCCCGGCGACCCGATGCCGGTGCCGGAAGATACGATGGTGGAAGTGCGGTTTCGGAATGGCGATGTATTAGGCCCGGAAGTCGCAAGCACACGCCTTTGGGACACTCAGCCGGGCCGCGACTACCAAATCATCGCCTATCGCATCGTCGAGCCAGCCAAGCCAGCCGAGCGCTGGGTGTCGGTCAAGGAACAGCCGAATCCGGTGGATGGGTCGTGGTTCTGGGCGAAAGAGGAGGGGCAAGAATGGCCGGTTCCATACCGTTGCTTGCTTGCGTCGCCCGACAGCATCACCCACTGGCACCCGATGGAGCAGCCCCCAGAGTTCACGCCGCCGCTGACGGACGCGGAGAAGCTGGCGATTGCGGTGGAGGCTCTGCGCCATGTCGATAACGTCACAAACGACGGGTGGGCTGTCTGCGCTGTTCGTAAAGCCCTCAGCAAGATTGAAGGGAAAAGCTAATGTTCTACCTTAGGTGGGCAGCACAAGTTCTGCTTGGTGCTTTCTTTCTTGCAAGCTTTCTTCTAGCTGGTGGGCTGCTTGTTTCGGTATACCTGATTTCCTTGTACACCCACACAAGCGCCACCCTGGCTGTGACTGCTGTAGCAATGGGACTTCTGTTGCTTTACATCTTTCTTGATGATTTGGACCGCTGGTAGTCTATCATCATCCCGCGCTGGGACGGACTCCCAGTAACCCACATAACCTAATGGAGTGGGACACATGAAGACCGACTATGACCATGTAAAGAACTACCGCGATAGGTATGCAGAAGACGAAGAGTTTCGTAACGCATGCCATGCCGCATTCGAGCAGCACTCAATCAATCCTGTAGAGAAGTGGGTTTCGAACAAACAAGAAGCTCACGACATCTTTGTGTTTATTACACAAGAGGCTATGTATCAAATGCTGGAAAACTCTTTCTATCCTTGCCGGGCTACTATTGCGGAGTAAATCCAATGACGAAAATAGTGAACGGTTACAAGATTGAACCCTACTCCAAACTTAGTAAAGCCAATCTTCAAGGTGCTGACCTAAGAAATGCTAACCTTGAGAGTGCTAACCTTAGAGGTGCTAACCTTTGTGGTGCTAACCTTTGGGGTGCTAACCTTTGGGGTGCTAACCTTGAGAGTGCTAACCTTGAGAGTGCTAACCTTGAGAGTGCTAACCTTTGTGGTGCTAACCTTTGTGGTGCTAACCTTGAGAATGCCATTCTCCCTGACTTCCAAATCCCCCAAGAAGGGGAATTGATTGTTTGGAAAAAGCTTCACGGCGATAGTTTAGCCCAACTTAGGATACCGTCAGACGCTAAAAGGACCGCTTCCTTGGTCGGCCGTAAATGTAGAGCCTCCTATGCGGAAGTAATACACATTGAGAATAAAAAAGGGCTTTCTAGGAAAATTGGTTATTCCTATCGCAATAACGCTGTATATTATGTTGGGGATAAATTTATCCCCGATTCTTATTCAGATGATTTTCGTGTTGAGTGTGCTCCGGGGGTTCACTTTTTCTTAACAAAGAAAGAAGCTAAGGAGTACACGTATTAATAACTGCCTGTGGCGGAATAGGTAGACGCCCCGGACTTAAAATTCGGTGTCCTTCGAGACGTAAGGGTTCGAGTCCCTTCAGGCAGACCAGTTTCTATCTTCTTTATAAATACTTAAAGAAGTATATTAATATAATTTATTAATTAATATATTTTCTTATTAAGTAATAATCTATAAAGATATTATACCATGCTGAAAAATCCTGTCAAGTAGGAAAATGAAATGGAGTAAAAATAATGGAAAAGAAAGACCATTACTTGTTTGTCTACGGAACTTTGCGCCGTAACCAACCTAACCACAGGCTCCTACAAGACCAGGAGCTTGTAGCTATCCATACTGTTGAAGGCTTCCGAATGTTCTCTCTTGGAGCCTTTCCCGGTGTTCAGGCTATGGAAGGGGCTTCTGTCATTGGTGAGATTTACGCCATTGACAAGGAGTGCCTTAAGCGGTGTGATAACTTGGAAGGCTACCCGTATATGTATGACCGAGTTGTCGTACCTTTCGGCGGTTCGATGGCTTGGATGTATGTTTATTGTGGTGATGCGAAAGATAAGGCGTCTATCATCACGACCTTCGACAGGAATGTCGCTATCGCAGATTGGGTGCAGTATCTCCACTTTAACAAGGAGGTTGTTTATGGGAACGCAGCTTGAAACCAAAAGCCTTGACGAACTTGTCACCTTGCTCAACAAAGAATGGCCCGCCTTTGAGCGCTGCACCCCAGAGCCTAAGGAATACCTCCCTGATGCCCTTCTAACTCGCATTAAAGAACAAATTGATAAGCGTTATGTGGGAGATTTAGGTGGTCAGTTTTTGTTTGACTGTGACGGCGGATTTATTGAGTCAAAAACTCACATGATTTGCCATGCTTTTTACGCGTACGACAGTGACTGGGATGAAAATAATACCATCTCTGTTTATTATAGCAATCATAAGTACGCGAAAAACAGGGAAGATGTTAGCACGTATCTCAAATGGCTGTCTGAAGAAAGCCCTTATGCTAATTTCTTCTTAGCACAAAAAGATTACTCCGACGGTTTTCTTTTTGCGCGCCACGACTATTCAAAGTATATTTCCCGTGATTACGGTGGGGCTTTCTCCATGGGCCGGAGGTTCTCAGAGAGGTGTTATCCCTGTCAAAATTGGGTTGATTCACTTAAAGAGCAAATCCCTATCGACCCATTTCTACTTCTTCTCTACAGCCAATTGTGGTGGTATGATACCCCAGAGGAGGCGGGGGAATTATCCCCAATTACAGGGCATACCTTGTTTTCCTTCCCAAATTTTACGCGGAAATCCTTTTTCAATTATCTCAGGGGTCAGTACGCTCGCAAAAACCAAACCGGGTCGTATTACGCGCCTATGTGGGGTGATTCTTTATACTCTGGTAGTCGTGAACTCCAATACGAGAATCGAAATTCTCTGCTAAGAGAATTTATGGATATTCGTGATTCTGTTAGAAATGGAGGTAGGCCAGAAGTAAAGGAAGTCTATTCAGCCCCTAACCCATTCGGGCAAGCCGTTGAAGAAAAGCTTGATTACAGGTTTACTGTTGAAGAAGCTCGTAAGTCCTTTATCATCTTAATCCTTAAGACTATTCGAGGGGAGTACAATTAATGTTTGTATATATCAACTGTCAATACCCCTACGCTTTTCACGAGTTTGTTGCAAAAATGGGTTGGACTCTAACCCCTCGGCTAAAGGACGCTAATGTAGTTCTCTTTACAGGCGGGCCTGATGTAGACCCGAAACTGTACGACAGCCCGCGACACCCAAGTACACAGGTTGTCTTGGCCCGCGACCTTATTGACAAGGAGATGTATGAGTATTGTGCAGCTAATGACATTCTGATGGTAGGTATTTGTCGTGGCGGACAGTTCCTTAATGTCATGGCCGGTGGGGGGATGATTCAAGATGTGCGGGGTCATGCAACAGGGAAAACGCATGAAGCCTTTCTTGTGGATAACGACGGCGAGATTCTTCCCGCGTATCGTTACCAAGTTACTAGCACACACCACCAAATGATGCACCCGACAAAGGATGCTGTTATCCACGCAGCATCTCAAGGTGTTGGTGAAAGGTTTGCTGTCCATGTGGCTGGTAAGACCGAGGGGTCAGCTAGTAGTTGGACTACCACTAACGACATTATGGATATTCTTGGCGAAAGCATAGAACCAGAATGCCTAAGCTATCCTGAGCTAGGTATTTTCTGTTTCCAACCCCACCCTGAATATGATTTGGATGGAGACACTTTCGAATTGTTTTCAACTTGTTTTGAAGATTTTCTTCTTTGTGTGGAAGGGGTTCAATAATGTGTGGTCTTGTAGGATTTATGGGAACTGCTACGAAACAAACCGTAGATATGTTTCACACGCTACTTTACATTGATGTTTACCGTGGACCTCATAGCACAGGGGTAGGCGTCTATCATGAGCCTTTTGCTAAGAGCCGGCCATCGAGCACTAAGGTTTTCAAGGGAGCAGTGCCCAGCTTTGAGTTTATCACTGCCCACCATGAATATAATTCTTTTATGCGCGCTAATTTTTCAGAGACTCGTCTCTTGATGGGCCACAATAGGTTTAAAACTATTGGGCAAATTAACGATATGAACGCCCACCCCTTCCAACATAAGCACATTATCGGCGCTCAGAACGGAACTCTTGACAATTTTACAGGTTATACGGATTCTGAATATTTTGAAGTTGACAGCGATTGGGCTATCTGGCGAATGTCCGAAATCGGGATGAAGGCTGCAATTGCTGAGATGAGTGGTGCCTGGGCCTTTACTGTCTTTGACTCGGATAGTCAGCGCCTGTTTCTGACAAGGAATGACAAGCGGCCTCTTTTCTTTGCATATACAAAGGACCGTAAGGCTCTTTTCTGGGCGTCTCAAGTCAATATGCTGACGTTCGCAGCAAGCCAGAATGGTGTCACGTTCGAGTCCACGGATGACTGCCCTAAGGGTATTTGGTCTATTGAGCCTGAAGAGTGTTTAGTTTTCCAGCTACCGGATAAGCACAAAGCTTTTGATGATTACACTTCAATCACAATGAAGGGGGCAGCTAAAGTAACGCCCCCTTTTCAAAGGCACTCAAGTTGGGCGGACAGCTATCGGGACCCTTGGGCGGGCTTGGAAGACTTTCATGCGAAGTTTTTGGAGGTCGAGAAAAAGGTAAAAGCCGACGACAGCGAAAAAGAGCAAAGCAACGTTATCTCGCTGCCTCAAAAGACTTCTTCGACGACGAAATCCCCTTCTAGGAGTGGTAGAGGTAGGCCTGGTGCTTTTATCCCTGACGATGAATGGGATGAAATTACAGAAGGTGGATGTGCCTGCTGCGGCGCAAAGGTTCAACGGGACAGGCCTCACCAACTTATCCTAGGTGATACTCAAGTCCTTTGTGAGTCTTGCTCAGACGCCGCTAAACCTAACCTCTATTGGGGTGTTATTCCATCCTCATTTGAAAATGTAATTTTAGTGCCCAACGAAACTGATGCCCAGACAAGGTTTATGTATCTTTTAGGTCAAAGATTTTCTGAAGACAAGCAAAAGAGGAGTGTTCACTAATGTTTACTTACGGTTGTGACCCTGAACTTTTTGTTCGAAAGAAGAAGACGTTTATCTCTGCTGCTGGGCTTATCCCCGGAACAAAGGAAGCACCCTTTAAGGTTGATGGAGGTGCTGTCCAAGTTGACGGTATGGCAGTTGAGTTCAATATTGACCCTGTTGATAATGTCACAGACTGGAACAAGAATATTGAGAAAGTTCTCGGCGCTCTTCGGGATATGCTGCCGGGGCATGAACTCGTAGCCATCCCGTCTATCACTTTCCGCCAGAAACAATGGGACGCGACACCTGATGAAGCTAAGGAGCTTGGGTGCGACCCGGATTATAATGCTTACAGTGGTCTTGAGAACCCACGACCTGCGGCGCTTGGGAGGGTCCGTGCTGCCGGAGGTCACATCCATGTTGGATGGCGTAATCAGGCTGACATTCCTGTGACCGACCCTCTTCACCTACAAAATTGTCGCCATGTTGTCCGTCGTCTTGACCGTTATGTTGGTTATCCGTCTCTTATGTACGATAACGATGTTCGTCGTCGTAAGATGTATGGCAAGGCGGGAGCTTTCCGGCCTAAGCCTTACGGTGTTGAGTACCGGACTCTTTCTAACTTCTGGGTTCTTGACCCTGAAATGAGGTCTTGGGTCTTTAACATGGTGAACCTTGCTGTTGAAGAGTCTTTGCCAAACGCCCCAAAAATCCGAAGGCTTCAATCGGATTCGACTAAGGTTGAAGAACTTTTTGGATATTGTAGGGATTGGTATTATGGTCTGAATACAGGTCTTCAGAAGCGTATTTCCCGTAAGGCATCGCCCCAAGAACTTTATAAGTACTTTAAAAATTCGAACCTTCCTCAGGCTTCTAAGGAGTTCAACGAGATTGAAAGGATTATGACCTGTGCCTGACGCTGTTGATATGCAGGGGCTAGACCTTGCTGATGACGATGCCAGCCTTCCCGAAAATACTGACAATTGGTACGACAGTATAGAAGAGGCTAACCTTAGGCTAGCAGGCTCTATTGTCAAATACGACGGTAAGCCTGTGTATGTCTCGGAGGTTGCTTTTAATCCAAAACTCTTTGGAGATAATAGAATTCGGGTGTACTTCTACCCTCTTCCTATTGTAGGTGAGGGTGAGAAGCAACGAAGAGTCTTGACTAGCCCTAAGTTCGACTTTAAAGCCTTCTCTGTAGGCTTTGTTATGATTAACCAGTCTCTATGTTTTATTGGCAGGGCACCTTGCCGTCGGTATCAACAAGGGCTAACTGACGGTAATTCCCGTATTCAAGGGAACGCTTCTTTCCGTGATTTACTCTACTCGCAAGAGTTTGTGGATGCCTGCTGTGGGATTAGGAAAAATTTCAGGGAGTATATTGCAGGAGGCGACCCTTGGAACCCTGCTAGTGGGCCTATCAGCTTCTCCTTTGCTTTCAAAGGCGAGGATAATGGCACTAAGTCCCTTTTGTATTGTAAGGGAGGGCCAATTACCACTATCGGCCTTTTCCGAGACAACGGTAATTACGAACTAAACCCTAAGTATTCGTTCCTTAAAGAGCTTCTTATCAAGGAGTATAGGGATGCCCATTAATCTCACAAAAACTGTAGCCTCATTGTTTGGTGCTTCTAGGTACCGTCCTAAAGGACTTCGCTTTGGTGTTGAAGTTGAGATGGAAGGTGCTGGCCTACCAGATGCAGAAGACCTTATCCCCGGTTGGTCCTTCCATAGGGATGGAAGTCTCAGGGGTGAGTCAGGTGAATATGTCTTTGACTCACCCAAAACCCTGACGGAGTCCCGTAAATTAATCGAAGACCTGTTCGCGCATTTTAGGAATATCGGCTCTGTCCTTAAGCCTTCTTATCGAACCTCTACCCACGTCCACGTTAACGTAAGCGACCTTACTTGGGGTAAGGTTGCAAACATTATTACGATTTGGGCTATGGTGGAGAAAGCCGCTCTTGCTTGGTGCGCCCCACGCAGGGACGGAAATCTGTTTTGCATTCCTTTCTATGTTTCCCCTCAACCTATTTCAGATTTCATTGAGTTCACTGTTACAGGGCTTTGTGATTTCAAAGAGAATAGGCTGAAGTATTCTTCTCTTAATCTCTACACACTTAGGAAGTTTGGGACTTTGGAGTTCAGGACTTTAGAAGGGTTGAGCAATCCTGGCAAGCTGTTTAAGTGGCTTAACTTTCTTGAGGCTTTGTACACCGAAGCACTTTCCTTTAAAAACCCAACGCATATTCTAACCACCTACAGTGAAGAAGGCCGACCTGCTTTTATTCGACGGATTCTCTCCCAGATTTATTCTTCGGACGAGAATGGTGATGGCTGGTCTTGGGATTCTGTTCAAGACGGTGTGTGGGTAATCCAAGAGCTTGCATATGTCTTTGATTGGGGACAAGAAGTTGAACAAGAAGAAGCCCCTGCCGCCCAACGAGGCAATGCTCGGATTCTTATGGATGATATTAATGACCTTAGGGAGCTTATAAGGGACTTTGAAGGGCCTAGGCAGGTAAGGGATGGCGTATGGGTTATTGACTTCTAACAAAAAGGACTTGTAAATTATGCCAAGATTTAGAGTACTGCCTTATAAGCAAGGTAGTCATAGCGCAAAGGCTCTTGCTGACCAGTTAGGGGGTAAGGTTCTTCGCCTTGAGGGTAGTAAATATAGGTATCGCCCCGGTGACATTGTGATTAATTGGGGCAATACCTCACACCACCCCCCTCCTGAGGCTACTGTTCTCAACCCAAGGCTTAAAGTCAGCACCGCCTCAAATAAGCTGCTATTCTTTCGGAGTATGCCTGAGGGTCTTACACCTGAATACTGGACAAATAAGGAAGATATCCCTGATGAAGTTTTTGAAAAAGATGGAATGGTTGTTTGTCGCACAAGACTTAACGGTCATAGCGGCGATGGTATTGTCTTGGCTCGTAACCGTTTGGAGCTTGTGGATTGTAACCTCTACGTCCGCTATGTAAAGAAAGCAGAAGAGTATCGTGTTCATGTAGGCAAAGGGTGCTCTATCATCAGTCTGCAAAAGAAAATGCGGCGATTAGATGCGGAAAACCCTAACTTCGCTATCCGTAACCATCAGAACGGGTTTATTTACGCTAGGGAAGGTGTAGACCCCCCTGAGGGGGTTATCACTGCGGCTTGTTCTTCTTTAGATGCTACGGGCCTTGATTTCGGTGCTGTGGATGTTATTTGGAATAACCACTATTCCAAGGCATATGTATTAGAGATTAACACGGCACCGGGTCTTGCAGGGACTACTGTAACGGACTATTGTGACTATTTTTTAAAGAAGGACTTGTAGGGTATGCGCTGCCACATCTGTAACACACCTATCCAGAAAATTAAATTTGACTACAGAGATGGTTCAATTCTTCCATGTAATACTTGTGAAGAAGTGGCCTTTGACGCCTTAGGTGAATTAATGGGGGTCACTCAAACTGACCTTGACTATGCCCACGATTCGGGTTATACTCTTTATGAAGAGGACAGCTTTTGATGACTACAGCAGTAGATTCAACTTTCTCTGAAAAAGAAGTAAAAAGTTATACTTATAAATATCGGGTATCGAATATTACAACAAGACGTGCCACAGCTTACGAGCACCGTACTGCATTTCTTGTCTGTATCTCTGATCTCATTCATTGGGCGACAAGACCTGAATTGCTCAAGTGGGATATTCCGCCTGAGTGTGATTGGCAACCCGAGGATGTAATTGTGGTAAGCGCTATGAAGGAGACTAGGGATGAGTAAACTTGCAGATGAGATTGAAGCGGGCGGGAGGTTAGACCCTATGCTGCAATCGCTGCTAACACACGACAAATGGCTGGTACAGTATCTGCTGGGTTGGGCCGGACTTGCCGAGCCGCAACCCTGGGGTGCCGCGATGTCGTTCGCGCTTGAATGTGCTGCGGCCAAGGGGCTCATTCGCGGCGAGAGCGATGCCACCTTGACCGAGAAGGGCCACCAGATTGCCGCCCTGATCTGCGCCGTGGAAAGCGAGGCCGGAAAATGAGCGACAGGGATGAACTGGCGGGGCTGGTGGAGCAAATAGATAACTTAGTGCGTAAATCCACCGTCACAGAAGACCGTAACATACTCCGCAAGATTGTAGACGCCCTCCAATCCCAAGCCGCCGAGATCGTGCGGCTGAGGGAGGCGTTGGACTCCATCGACATGAGGCTCGCCTATAACGACTGCGACGGCGGCGATTGCTGGCGTCCTATTCGGCAAGCGCGGGCCGTCGCCCGTGCAGCCCTCGCACAGCAGGGAGGCGACGATGACTGAGGCTGAGGCCTGGAAGTGGCTTAACCGCATGGTTGAGCCCATCTGCGACGAATCTGCCGAAGACCTGGGATACAGCGCCAGCATGATGGTGGACGCCTATATGGCCGGACACAGAGCTGCCCTTGACGCCACCCCGCCCGAGACGCTCGACGAGCGGCAGGCGGCGATTGTGGCGGCACTCAGAGACGATGCCCAGCGGTGTGACTGCTTTGCCCTCAGTGAAGGAGAGTGCGCCTGCGGAGCGTGGGACGCTGAACCTGGAGAACGCAGCTACAAGCGCAAAGGCGTGGAAGACATAGCCGACTGGATTGAGTCCGGCGAGTGGAGGCGGTGATGGGAGCGCGCGAGATTGCGTGGTGGTTGACGAAGTCGCAGCGAGAAAGGTTTAGCGGACGCACTGACGGCGCTTTGCCACCCGATGTCGCTATGTTGCACGCCAAGGGTCTTGTTCACATCTGGCCCATCGAGCCTAAGAACTGGCCTAAGCGTGGCGGCGGTTGGCAATGGGCTCCGTCCCCAGCGGGCCGCGCTGCGTTACAGGAGGTAAAAAACAGCAATGGTAAAGCATAATCTTAGATGCCCTGAATGTGGTTCTAAGAAAGCTTTAAGCGATTATGAAGAAAATAAATACTGCCATTCTTGTGGGCACTATGAACGAAAAGGAGATACAATGCCAGAAAATGCGGAAGTTTCGGAGACAAAAACGAAGCTCCCACTAACCCCGCTACCCCCTAAGTTCAGGCCGCTTGTTGACAGGAATATCTCAGCATTGGCGGCAGAGAGGTTTAAAGTAGGTGTTTACCCTAATGCTGAATCCCATGGAAAGCTTTATTGTTTTCCTTACTTCACCCCAGAAGGTCATCATGTAGCAAACAAGATTAAGAAAACTGATGGCACTTACTACATCGAAGGTGACCTTGAACAAGCTGGGTTATTCGGCCAACATCTTTTTCCACCCGGTTCTGCAAAGGCTATTACTCTCGTTGAAGGGGAGTGTGATGCCCTAGCTGCGTGGGAGATGACTGGACACCGATACCCAGTGGCGTCTATCACGAGGGGCGCTGACTATGCCGCGGAGGATTGTGTTGCTGCTTTTGAGTATTTAAACAGCTTTGACAGTATTGTTATCTGCTTTGACAAAGATGAACCAAAGGTAAACAAGCGGACAGGGGCTATTCGGTATCCTGGGCAGGAAGCAGCCCAAGCCGTAGCTAATCTTTTCCCTATTGGTAAAGTTCGTATTCTTACTCTACGAGAAGCTAAGGATGCTAACGACTACCTTAAGATGAAAAAGAGTGCTGAGTTTGTCAAAGAATGGTTCCAAGCACCAGTGTATACGCCTGCTGGCCTTAAGGTCGGTAAGGATATGCTCGATGAAATCTTAACGGAGAGGAAGTATGAGTCTATTCTTTACCCGTTTCCTGAGCTTAACACTCAGACCTATGGTGCAAGACTGTCTGAGCTTGTCCTCATTACCGCTGATACTGGTGTTGGGAAGACTCAGTTCTTAAAGGAAATCGAATATAGTATCTTGACAACTACTGAATATGGTGTAGGGTTCCTTCACCTAGAAGAGCCCAATCGAGATACTGCTCTCGGTCTTTTGTCTGTGCATAACAGTAAGCCATACCATCTTCCTGACACACCTAGGACAAAAGAAGAATTGCAAGAAGCTTTTAACATCGTCCTTAACAATGACCGTGTAGTTATTTGGGACCACTTCGGCTCAAACAACATTCACGAGGTCTTGGCAAAAATCCGGCACATGCACAATCTTGGGTGTAAGTTTATCTTTCTTGACCACCTCAGCATTGTTGTGTCCGACCAGTCAGGTGATGAGCGTAAGCAGCTTGATGAAATCAGCACTAAGTTAAAGATGCTTTGTATGGAACTTAACATCAATGTTCATGCAGTAATTCACCAAAACCGTAACGGTCAAATTCGTAGTTCTGCAGGCCCAGAACAGCTTGCAAATATCGTCATCAAGCTGACACGGGATAAGACAGACCCGGACCCTTGGCGGCGTAATGTGACGGAAGTTCTGATTGAGAAGAACCGTTTCTGTGGTCGAACAGGCCCAGCAACAATGCTCTGGTACAATGAGTTTACAAGTAGGTTATCGCAGCTATCAGAGGAAGAGCAAAAAGCTTTCAGGGAAGGTTTGAACAATGCAGAAGCCTTCTAGTGAGTAAGATTCTATTGAAACTTTTAGACGTGTTAGGATAATTTAATGGTCAATACTTGGCTATACTCTGACCCCCATTTCTACCACGAAGGTGTTTGTCGATTTACTAATTTTGACGGAAGTAAAGTACGGCCGTGGGACGACGCGGAGCAAATGTCAGAAGATATGATTCGTTGGTATAACGAACTTGTCCAACCAGAGGACCGTGTTTATATTCTAGGAGACGTAGCTTTTAATCGAAAAGCTCTTGACCGCTCAGTCCCACGCCTTTTGGGTCGAAAAATCCTTATACGTGGCAACCACGACAATGATAAGCTGTCTTATTATTCACAGTATTTTGATGATATTAGGGGAGTTTGTGTTAAAAAAGGATTTGTGATGACTCACGTTCCAGTCCATCCTGATTGTATGGAAAGATGGGGCGTTAATATTCACGGACATTTGCACGGTAATTTGATTAAAGATAAATCAGGTAAGATTGATAAAAGATATATTAATGTATGTGTAGAAAAAACAAACTTCAGGCCCATACTACTTAGCAAGGTACTAGAAAGTGTATCTCAGTAATCCAGACGGACGATACTATTATGTAGATATTGAGTGTGATGGCTTGAAGCCTACTCAGATTTGGGTAGTTGTTGTCAAGCAAATTACTACTGGTATTAAATGGAGGTTAGTAGGTCATGAACGAATACTTGACTGGTTTCATCAATGCATTGATTCTACTCCTGACGCTGTTTTTGTTGGGCACAATATTCTTTCTTTCGATATCCCTGTTCTTAATCGGATTCTTGGGTTACGCCTTAGTCTTTCAAGGTGTGTGGACACTTATGTTCTTAGCACTTTGTTTAACCCTACGTTGGAAGGCGGACACAGCCTCGAAAGCTGGGGAGAAAGACTGAAATTTCCTAAGTACAAGTTTGATGACTTTTACAAATACAGCGAAGAGATGGCTGTGTATTGTGAAAGGGACGTTGACCTTGGTGTAGCTGTTTACTTACGTCTTCTAGACAAGTTTAAACAGCTAGGATTTTCAGAGAAGTCTGCTAAAATTGAGCACGAGATTCGCCTAGTTGTTAACACACAAGAGGCTAATGGGTTTGCTTTTGACATTGAGCGTGCTATTATCCTGTATAACACGCTTACAGATAAATGTGATAAGCTTCAACAGCGAATCTACAAGTTGTTTCCCCCAAGACTTGAAGAAGTCAACCGTATTAAGTATCGTAAGAAAGCAGATGGGAGTCTATTTAAAAATGTCTCAAACGCGATTGAACAGTATCCTAAAAGCGAGATTAAGGGCGAATTGCTCCTTCTCTACGATTTCGTGGATTTTAATCTGGGTTCCCCTGCGCAAAGAGCATTACGACTACAAGAACTTGGGTGGGAACCTAAGTCTCTAACACCTAAAGGAGCCCCGCAGGTTGATGAAGAATCCCTTATCGAGTATGCAGAAGAATCTGGAATTGAGGAAGTTAGGGCACTTGCTGACTGGGTAGTATACTCAAGTAGAGCAAGGATGCTTAAAACATGGATTGGATGTTATAATGATGACACAAAAGCTATCCACGGTCGCGTCAACACCAATGGGGCTGGCGGTGGTCGAATGTCTCATAATACCCCAAACACCGCTAACATCCCTGCAGTCAGAGTTAGCAAAACTGATAAGTCAGTTATCCTCTTCAAGGACGATGGAAGATATACATACGAACTTAGAGACCTCTGGGTTACCCGCAACCCTGTACTTCGTAGGCTGGTAGGTAAGGACGCTAAGGGTCTTGAGTTGCGTATGCTAGCGCATCACATCAATGACCCTGAGTTTACTAAGCAAGTTTGTGAGGGCGACCCTCACGTCTACAACCAAAAGCTTTGTGGCCTTGAGACTAAAGCAATTGCAAAGACACTTTTGTATGCAACTATGTATGGGGCTTTTCCTAAAAAGATTGGTTCTATTGTTGGTGGTGGTGTTGCAGAAGGTAAAGAACTTCAACAAACGCTCTTTAACGCGCTACCAGGGTTGAAGAACGCAATCGACAAGGCCCGAGCAGAGCATAGAAGTGGCCGCATTACTCTTATTGACGGAAGGAAAGTTTTGTGCCCTAGTGAGCATGCTGCGTTGAATTACAAACTACAGCCGGACGGCAGCATTGTTATGAAGCAATTTGGGATTAACCTCTACAAAATAGCTAAGAGAGAAAAGCTTGACTTTCTATTTGTAGGTAATATCCATGATGAAATTCAAAGTGATGTTGCTCTAACGGACATCAAAGAATACTGCGAAGCTATTGATTTAGCTGCCTCTCTCCTTAGAGGTCAGTTCAATCTGAATGTTGACATTGAGATGGATTATAAAATCGGATTGACGTGGGCAGAAACCCATTGACAGCCTTATAGTCCCGTGGTATTATACTTGTATAGAGATTAGTTAAACAACAGAAGGTTATCAAAAAGTATGGCAGAAAATTCGTTCTATCTTGAAGGTCGTGTTTATTGGTTTAAGGGTCTTCCTGACCAACTTACCTTTAATGAGTATGCAGGTGAAAAGCAATGGTCTTTTGACCTTGAAGCTACTCCGGCCATCAAGAACTTTCTTAAGGCTAACGGTCTTACTGAAAAGCTAAAGAAGAACAAGGAAGGTGTGTTAAAGACTACGCCTGATGGTGATAACTTCATTACCTTTAAGCGCCCTGAGCTTACGCGGGATAACGAACCTAACAAGCCGTGGCGTGTCGTTGACCGGAGTGGCGCACCGTGGAACTCTGAAGTCAAGATTGGTAATGGTTCTACTGTTCGAGTTAAGGTGACTGTAAAGGACTGGACTGTCGGGAAGAGCAAGGTCCGCTCTCTTTATTGCCAAGCAATTCAAGTCGGTAATCTTGTGGAGTTTGTCTCCAATGAGTTCCCTGCTTGGGAGGAAGAAGAAAGCGCAGCTCCGGCCCCTCGTCGGGACGACCTTGCAGACATGCTTGACGACGAAAACCCCTTCGACTAAAACCTATGAAATCCCTTCCCCGATGCACTGTATTCGTCGTTACAGGGGGATAAAGCTGGATAAGCGTTTGCCTTTTTGCAAGCGGAGGGCTAGCCTACTTGCCACCTTAGTATAGTGGATTATTACACTCCCTTTGTACGGCTCCTTTAGTGTTAATGGTAGCACATCTCTTTTGTAATGAGAAAGAAACAGTTCGATTCTAGTTAAGGAGCACCATTTTGCCTAGTAAAAATAAAGAGTATATTAAAGAGTATCACAAAAATGCGTGGTACCCAAAAATAAACAACGCCGTAAAGAGCTAAATGATGCTTGGAAAGAAAAACAAAAACTTCTTTTTCAAGAGTGGAAAGCTCAACAATTTTGTAAAGTTTGTGGAGAAAATAATAGTGTATGTCTAGATTTTCACCACTTAGACCCAACACAAAAAGAGTACACAATCGGCAGCTTATCCTCTAAAATAAAATTTGAAAAACTTTTACTAGAAATTGATAAGTGTGTTGTGTTGTGCGCTAATTGCCACCGAAAAGTCCACGCTAATTTAATATCTCTTTAACAGGTGGCTCCATTTTAGTGTGGAGGAAAATTCCCAATCTGATGAAAAGTTATACATTTCAAGGTACTCGACTAATTAAAGCAGAGCAGCTTGTTCAGATGACAATCAAGGCAAAGAACGTTACCGCCGCTGAACAAATCTTTGAGTCTGCTATCTATGAATGGCCCTATATCAAAGATAAAAACATTTCAGAAGCAATCAATCTGGCTACGGACGTAATGGATGTAGAAGGGATTCTGAATATTGTCAAAGTACCCTAAGTCAATTGACACTCTTATAACAGACATTTACGGGTTGTTTGATTTTGGTAAGGATGTAAGCGAGGCGGACACTGAAACTCTTGGAAAGAACATTGCTTCGGTAGTCACTTCTAGGCTTAAAGCAAACCTTACAAAAGAAAACCAACCTGTCTTAAGGATGTCAAACATTGGTAGGCCTGACCGACAGTTGTGGTATGAGTTTCACCGTCAAAGTCAAAAAGAAGATATCGGGGCTAAAGCAAAATTAAAGTTTCTTTTCGGTGATATCTGGGAGGCTGTCCTACTCTTTCTCGCGGAACAAGCCGGGCACACAGTAGAAGGTCAGCAAAGTGAGGTTGTACTGGATGGTGTATTTGGTCATCTTGATGCTATTATTGACGGGGTTGTAGTTGATGTTAAAAGTGCTAGCAGCTACGCCTTCAAGAAATTCAAAGATGGCACTTTAAAAGAGGACGACCCCTTTGGATATTACAAGCAACTCAGTGGATACGTGGAAGCTATTGCGCCTGAGTCGGACGCAGCGTTTCTTGCTGTCGATAAGCAGGTCGCTACTCTTGCGCTTCTGCCGGTCAGTAACGCCGAGGTTAAACAAGAACTTGTGGCAGAACGCATCCGTCACGCTAGAGATGTCATTGGACGGGACACTCCGCCCGAAAGATGTTACGCACCAATTCCTGACGGTAAATCAGGTAATCTCAAACTACCAGTCGGATGCTCTTATTGCCCAGATAAACACGAATGTTGGGCCGATGCCAATGGAGGAAACGGTCTTCGTACATTCCTCTATTCCTCAGGGCCGGTGTACTTAACTCATGTCGAAAAAGAACCACAAGTCCCTGAAGCAGGAAACAATAAAGTACAGGAGTAAATTTGAAGCTTCTGTAGCTAAGCATCTCCCAAAAGGAACACAATATGAGCAAGACAGAATACAGTATGTTCAATGTCGAAACTATCTTCCCGACTGGCGACTTCGAAATGGAACCTATTTGGAAGCTAAAGGTAGGTTCACATCTGCTGACAGGGCAAAGCACCTACTCATTCGACAGCAAAGGCCAGAACTTGACATTAGATTTGTCTTTCAAAATCCCGATGTCAAACTTACTAGAGCAAGTAAAACCAGTTATGCAGAATGGTGTGAACGACATGGATTTAAATGGTGCAAAGGCCCCCATGTTCCCCTGGAATGGTTGCGTTAAGGGAGCTAAGTATTGACTAATATTCTCGTAATTCCTGATAGCCACGCACAGCCCGGAGTAGACAATGTTCGGTTTGAACGACTCGGTAAACTTATCTACGATATCCAACCGGACGTGGTGGTTGACATTGGCGACAGCGCCGATATGGCTTCCTTGTGTAGCCATGGCACTGCTCGTGAGCAACGTCTTGCTTCTTATAGGGATGATATTGCTGCCTATCAAGATGCTCAAGAAAAGCTATGGCACCCGTTTAAGCGTAACAAAAAGAGGATGCCTCGAAAGGTAAAGACTCAAGGCAACCATGAGAACCGCATTAATCGGTTTATTGATGAGCACCCTTTATGGGAAGGAATTATCAGTGAGGCAGACCTTTGTGAAGCTGATTTTGGATGGGAGGTTTCTCCCTTTTTGGTTCCTGTTGATGTGGCAGGTATTGATTTTTGCCATTATTATACTTCTGGTGTAATGAACCGTCCTATTGGCGGTGAGCATATGGCCTACAGTATTTTGAAAAAGAGGTTCAAGTCTAGTGTTCAAGGGCATCATCACGGGTTTGACTACAAGGTGCTTAAAAGCACAGCAAGAACTTTGCACGGCCTCGTGGTGGGATGCTACCTTGACGCTCCCGCAGGCTATGCTGGCCCTGCTAACGCTCTGTGGTCTAGTGGCGTGGCTCTTCTAAAAGACGCTGAGAATGGTCAGTTTGACCTTGAATGGATTAGTATTGAGAGGATTGAGCGTGCTTACGCCTGAGTTTCTTTCTGCTTTGGCAGACAGGCTGACTGTTGATGACCTTTGCACATATCTTGAGATTGAAAGTGAAGATATTGTGGAAAGGTTTAAAGGTGAAATTCAACGTAAATGTGGTGAATTGATGGAGATTATCGGGTGGACCAGTATCGACTAGCAGATGTAGATACTCAATATCTAATCTCTTCTATTTACTTTTGGTTGTGGTTGTATAACAATAAAAAGTTTTCAAGTGAGGATGAGTCTGTTAGATATTTGAAAAGGAAACTTTGTGGATAACTATTTTTTCTGGGGTATTGGTAAGCCTTTTAGTGAGGGCACAGACCCGTACGGGGACTGGATTGATGTAATGGAGGAAATGTTTGACTACTACGACAACATCATTCACGACTACTACTTCTACACGACCGTCTGACGAGCAGGTAGGCGGTGACCACTATAAGAAGTACAAGATTCAACCTATCGAGTATGCCTACGCTAACAACATGGGGGCGCTTGAACACGGTGTAATCAAGTATGTGACCCGCCACCGGGATAAGGGTAAAGCAGAAGATATTCACAAGGCTATTCACTATTGTAAGCTTATTCTTCAATTCGAGTACGGAGAAAATGAAAGTTCTAGTAGCGTGTGAAGAGAGTGGCGTAGTTAGGGAAGCCTTTAGGTCGCGGGGTCACGATGCTTGGTCCTGCGACATTCTTAAATCCCGAGACGATAGCCCCTATCATATTCGAGCCCCTATTGAAGCTGTTCTTAAAGTCCCCTATGACTGGGATTTAATGATTGCACATCCACCCTGCACACACCTAGCAGTAAGCGGGGCTAGGTGGTTTAAAGACAAACGGGCGGAACAAGAAGAGGCCCTTGACTTTGTCCGCTTGCTGATGTATAATAATATACCAAGGATAGCTATTGAAAACCCCGTAAGTATTATTAGCAGTCGTATTCGTAAGCCTGACCAAATTGTACAGCCTTGGTGGTTTGGGGACCCTTACGAGAAAACCACCTGCCTTTGGTTGAAAAACCTACCGCCACTTATACAGACTAATGTTGTTAACCCGGAGCCCCGCCATGTCACAAAGTCAGGAAGGTCCCTTCCGAAATGGTACAACCTCCCCCCAAGCGAAGACAGGGCGCGTATCAGGAGCACTACCTTCCAAGGGTTCGCGGATGCAATGGCCGAGCAGTGGGGCAGTCTCGACACGGGTAGTTGAGAGAAAAGACAAAAGAAAGCCTAAACACAAAAAGGAGATGTATGACCCAGATTGACCCATTCCGCTCTGAATTTAGTAGGACAATTTTTAATCAAAAGTATGCTCACGAAGGGGCGGAAACGTGGCCTAAACTTGCTGCAACTCTTGTGACAGAAGTTTGTAGTGAGTTTATGACAAAAGACGAAATCTCCCAGCTTATCCAGTATGTGACCGAGATGAAGTTCATTCCTGGGGGCCGTTACCTGTATTATGCGGGTCGTCCTAACCCCTTCTACAACAATTGCTTTAGTGCAGGTACTCGTGTGCTGACTGATAAAGGTTGGCGTAGGGTTGAAGAGCTTGGAAAGGCTAACGTTCTTTCCGTCCCTCATGGGGGTTTTCTTCCGGCTACCTTTAACGAACACGGCGAACAAATGGTTTACAAACTTACTTTTAAGCCTGTTCGTGGTAAGTCAAATGTAGAGTATGTAGTGCGTGCTACAAAGAACCACAAGTGGCTTCTCACTAATGGCACAACGACAGAAGACCTTCGTGTAGGAGACGTAGTGCCCGCTACAACTAAGTCACTTGGTGACAAAACGTCTATTGGGTTTGTTCATGGGTTTGTCTTTGGCGACGGAAACCGCAATGGACAACTTCGGCTGTGTGCCGCAAAAGATGTCGCATACCTTGATATTCTTAGCGAACACGGAACAGTAACTTACCCTGAGTCAGCAAACGGCGACCCAGTTATGTATTTTGACCAAGACATTGATTGGAAAAATCTGCCTGTTACTGGT